CCTGCTATCTTTTTAATTTCTGTACTGGATGCCAAATAGAAATCAACTTCTGGATATTTTTCAAAGATTCTCTGTTTAAGAGCATATGTATGTTCTACCATCTGTACAATATTGTCTGTATTACCTCTCTTTCCAAAATCATAATTTTCTATAATAATCTTATCTCCTGGAAGTAGTCCTATAGAGTCTATAATTTCCATAAGAGCCTCACTCCACTCTCTACTTTGTTGGTGGTGTTTTCTGTGCCACTCACTTATACTGTCCCATCTATGTGCAGGATTTTGGATTTTCTTTTTAGTCTCTTTGTCTTTTATAACTTTTGGAGGAATAGAAATAGGTTCTCTGTCTACCATCTTTAAAGTAATATTATAATCTTTCAAAGTAGAAAGAAGTTTAGAATCTTTAAAGATGTCATCAAGTGTTTTTGTCTTACTTCTTGAAAAAACTGCCTTGTTTATAAGTGCAAAATGTCTGTATTCTTCATCTTCACAAAGGGTAAGTCCTGCCGATGAATATGAAAAATCTATACCAAGTATCTTCATAAAGTTTTTTATTTTTATATTCTTATTTTTTAAAGTAGTCTTCTGTAGCAAAAACATATTGCATACCTCGTTCCTCACAATACTTAGTAGCATATTGCATTTTAGCCTTGATAACAGAATACCTCCTAAGTTTTTCAAGATATGCTTTCTGATTTGTACCTCTTACAGGAGGTGTAATATAAGTTTTGGGTTTTACTTCAACTACATATTTCTTAATAGTACCATCTGGAAGTTTCTTTTCAAAGTAGAAATCAATGAAGTATGTATGTGGTTTTCCATCTAGTGGAGAAATATATCTTACCTTTATACATTCACATCCCCAGCGTAATACTTGTGGATTAGAATCGAGATCCTTACATAGCATAAGTTCCCAACTGCTTCTGTAAATAATTCCATATGGATTACCCACAATCTTTGATGGATGCGTAGGTGTAAAGTATCCTTGTTTATATTTTGAATTTTTAGATGGTTTTATAGAATTTAGTCCCATTATAATGAATTTTTCTTTTCAAGTATAGAATTAAGTTTTTCAATAGCAGAAAGCAGAGCCTGTGCAGTTGCATTGTCCATACCTCCTGATGTAACTGTTCTACTTGTAGAAGTAGATGATGTAGCAGGTGTTGTCTTTGGAGTAGGTTTATCTCCACCTCCAAATAAATTCTTAAATGTATTTGTTATACCATCTATTGTTCTACTTACTATATTACCCTCTGACTCCTGTTTTACAGCAGGTGGTGTAATCACTGTACCGATAGAATCTGGAGGTGTTTGAGCAAGTGCACGGCTGTAATTTACAGAAGCAGTTACAGTTTCTACAAGTTTTGCTGTATCCACTTTTGAAACTTTGTCAAGGACAGTAATCCAACTTTCCCAAGTTTTAAGAGTAGCAGGATCTATTCCTTTTAGGTAGTCTCTATGTGTTTTAAGTCCTTTATTAAGTTTATCAAAGATTTTAGCCAGTCTTTCAAGTGGAGAAACAATAGAATTTAACTTTGTTACTGTATCTTTACTTATAAGTCTAAGACCTTTATTTGTAAAATGCATAAATGCATATGTTCCATATCCTACACCAAATATAGTATCCTTAGGATTTGAAGATATAGATGAAAGTACTTTGATTATATTTGCTACTTTTGTAAGTGGATGGAGGAGTTCTGTAACAAGTTCAACACCTCTATCTATGTCTCCATCTCCAATAGTAGTTTCAAATCCAAACATACCGATTGTACTCTTTGAATCTTCATTTGCTCTACCTATTGTGGCAAATGCAGTAGGCAGTATTCCAAGTAAGGTAGTTATAGATTCAAGTGCAGGTTTAAGACTTGTAGGCGAAAGTTTTGGATCGTTCCAAACAATTATCGAGTCTTTAAGTTTAGTAAGTGTTCCAGAAAGATCAGAAACAAGTGAAATACCCTGTTCTATATGTCCTTTAGAGAATCCATCAGTAAATCCAAGTACAGATAGAACACTTGGAGAGTAGAACTGGGATCCAGATTCAAGTTTACCAATTTCTGCAAATGCAGATGGTATAGTAAGAAGTACTGCCTGTATGTTGGTATTTATAGCCTGTATATCCTGCTCAGAGACTTTCATTGATTTCCAATCTTCTACACCTTTGGAAAGTGATGAAAGTGTATCTCCAAGTTTTGAAACACTATCTATACCTCTTTCAACATCTCCTTTTGAGAATCCCTCAGTAAGTCCAAGAATAGAGAGTATAGTAGTCTGTTTTATTCTTCCACCTGATTCAAGTTTACCTATATCTGCAAATGCTGATGGAATAGTAGAAAGAACTGCCACAAGATTATTTCTTATAGCCATAAGTTCAGCAGGTGCTATTTTCATAGTCTTCCATGCTGTAATTCCTTTTGAAAGTTCCGAAAGATTCTTTCCAAGTTTCATAGTAACATCTATACCTCTTTCAACATCTCCCTTAGAGAATCCATCTGTTATACCAAGTATAGAAAGAACAGAAGTCTGTTTTATACTGCCTCCTGCATCAAGTTTACCAATTTGTGCAAATACTGATGGTATAGTAGAAAGAACAGCAGTCATATTAGATTGTAGGGTTTGTATAACTGATGGAGAAAGATTCATATCTTTCCATGCTCTAATACCTTTTGCAAGTAACCACATAGATCCTGCCATTCCTACAAGAGCAGTAAGTTTACCTGGGAGAAGAACAGCATCTTTTATTCCCAGATCGGAGAATGCCCCAGATACTCCATTTACCATACTTTTTAGAAGATAGCCTATATTATCCATAGCCATTGGATCTGTATCTGCTACAGAGACAATACTTTCTATACCTTTTCCTATTACCCAAAGACTGGCACCTATAAGTCCAAAAGCAAGTGCACCAGACATAATGAGTGGAGAAGCGTATCCAGCCAGGGCGAATACGGCTCCAACACCAAACAAGAAGAGTGGAAACTGCCAAAGGAAATCTGTAGGTACATCTGCCCATTTCTCATTGAGGTATCCAAGAGTAAATCCAAAGACAAGTAGTGAAAGTGACATAAGTCCAACAGAAAGTGATCCCTGTAAAATCTGCGAAGAGACAAGACCTGCCAGGGTGAAAATCGCTCCAAAAGTAATAAGTGCAAGACCTACTCCAAGAAGTCCAGATGCTGTACCCTCTGGCATAGCCTGAATGATTGCAGAACTTAGAACAAGTGAAGCAGAGAAGACAAGGAGTGAAAGTCCCATTACAGCAACAGCAAATGATCCCTGCTTAATTTGTGGAGCCAGTAGTCCGACACCTGCAAAAGCAAGTCCAGAAAGTACCATCATAGAAAGTCCAACTGCTACACCTGAGGCACTCTCTACTATCATTTCTCCAACAAGTGAAAGGATAGCCATACTACCACCAAATATAAGCATAGAAAGACTGATCTGTTTAACTACGGAAGCACCTCTTTCTATACTGTTTTCTGGAAGCATTCCAATAAGTGACATAGCACCTGCTGATAGAAGTAAAAGTCCAAATCCTGTAATGATAGCAGTAGGTGTAACAGGAACATACTCAGAAGCCACAGAAAGTAGCATAAATGTTCCTGTAAGATAAAGAAGTCCGATAGAAAGATCTTTCATAGACTCCTGCATTCCCTGAAACTTTGAATGATTCTCTACCGAAGTAATTGCCATAAGTGACAGAAGTGGAAGAACCACAGTAGTTGCCATAATGAGTCCAGGTACAGAAGTTATCATAAGTGGAGCAAGAAGTGTAAGTGTAGCACCAACTTTGAAAAGAGATGAAGTTATAGAACTTACATCTGTAAGTAGTTTTTCTGTACCAGATAAATCTTTACTTATATTAGGAAGTGAAGAAAGACTCTTAATTATACTTTCTGCAATAGGTAGAGCAAGTCTACTTGTTATAAGTAGAGGAGTAGCAAGTGTAAGTTTAAATCCAAATCCAAGAAGTGCAGTTGAAATGCTGGACATTGTAGAAGATACAGAATCTATCTTGGTTATATCTACATCTTTAATTACATCAGTAAGTTTGGAAAGTGTATCTGTGATATTTCCAATTGCAGAAGCATTAGTATCTTTTACCTTACTCATTGCAGTAAGCATACCTGCTACACTGTCATAAGTAGCAGGGTCAAGAGATTCTACGCCTGTCTTCTTTGAATTTTTAGCCTTAGAATTTGCACCTATTGTGGAAGAATCTACAGTTTGAGTAGGAGAACTTGATTTACTCTTTTGTTGAAGCATAATAAGTTCTATTCTTCCAATAGAGTCATTTATATCGAGAAGCAGTTTTTCTGTCATTACAAGAAAAGTTTGCTCTATATATCCTTTTAAAAAATGTTACCGAAAGGACAAGGCTTTCGGTAACTCGGGTTAGATTAAATGGCAAAGATTTAACCTATAATTTCTAAATAAATGTTTAAGAAAAAAGTTAAAACCAGATAAAATGATAAAGAAATCACTTATCTTTTATTTATCAAGGTAACTCTGAATATTCTTAAGTTTACGGATATCTTCCTCAGTAGGACTTTGGTAAAGAAAAGTAGTATCCTTTGTATCTGCTTCTATCTTTTGAGCATACAAGTCCTTAGCCTCTTTTGAAATAGAAGAAAGTGGGTCTTTCTTGTCTTCCTTAGAAGAATTACCTTTTGTATAAACCCAAGATGGAAGTCTACCTGTGTAACTTCTTGAAAGAACAGAATGAATAACTTTTGTACCTATGTTATAAGGTACTTGTGAAAGTTGTGAGGCTTCCACAGGATACCTTATAGAGAAGAATCTAAGAAGCATAAAATAATGTTTCTTTCTTATAGAATCTTCTACTTTTGAGAATTTTGCCTTGTCAAATATTATATTTCTGTATTCAAAGAGATCCATAAATCTTTATTTTT